GAACGCCATGTCGATGAGAACTGGGTCAGCCGCCGGGTGAAGAAAATCCGCCGACGTTTCAGCGAATTCGGGCTTGGAGAATACCTGCGGATCAGCGTCACGGACAGGAGACCTGGCGCGCGCATTAGAAAGTTGGAGGCGTCTTCGACGTGAGATTTCGGATTGCGAAACGATTGACCCAGTGTGAATTGGCCGGCATTTGGCCCACGGCCCGTTCGGAACGCCGGCTGTTTGATTTTCCATAAACCAGGGGAAGCGGACAGGCGGGGTGGCGTAATCCCGCATGGGCCAGCGGGGTTCGGACTCCCTGAACCCGCCTGTCCGCCCCACCTTTGAGAGGAGGTCGAGCCGATGGGACTGATGAAGCAGATCAGGAGCGGGAAACAGCCCGCGCCGCGCCGGGTCATGCTGTACGGGACTCACGGCGTGGGCAAGTCGACGTGGGGTTCAATGGCCCCGAAGTCCATCTTCATCCAGACCGAGGACGGTCTGGGGGAGATCGCCTGCGACAAGTTCCCGCTGGCGAAGACCTTCGGCCAGGTCATGCAAGCGCTCTCAGACCTCTACACCGAGGAGCACACCTACCGCACCGTGGTCGTGGACACGCTCGACTGGCTTGAGCGGCTCATCTGGGAAGAAGTCTGCAAGCAGAAGACTGTCGAGAACATCGAGGACATCGGCTATGCCAAGGGGTACATGTTCGCGCTGACGCAGTGGCGGGAGTTCCTGACCGGCCTGGAAGCGTTGCGCGCCGACCGGGGGATGATGGTCGTTCTCATCGCTCACGCGAAGATCGAGAAGTTCGAGAACCCCGAGACGGAGAACTACGACCGCTACGTGCCGCGCATCCACAAGCTCACCTCCCACATCGTCCAGGAATGGTGCGACGAGGTCCTGTTCGCCACCTACCGCGTCCACGTCAAACAGACGAAGGAAGGCTTCGACAAGAAGGTCACGAAGGGCGTGGGCACCGGCGAGCGCATTATCCGCACGACCGAGCGCCCAGCGCACGTGGCGAAGAACCGCCTGAACCTCCCCGACGAACTCCCCCTGGACTGGAACGCCTACGCGCAGTTCCTGGGAGAGGCGCCCGCGCCGAAGAAGTAGCGTCCCGATCTTTTCCCCGACCCTATTCATAAGGAGAACGCCGTGAGCGACCTGAACGGATTCGACGCAAACCAAGTGGAACCCGTGACCAATTTCGACCCCGTCCCCGCCGGCAAGTACCTGGCCGTCATCACCGCCTCGGAAATGAAGCCCACGAAGAACGGCAAGGGCAGCTTCCTGGAGCTGCAGTTCCAGGTCATCGAGGGCGAGCACGCCAACCGCAACGTCTGGGCGCGCCTGAACCTCGACAATCCCAACCCGCAGGCGGTGCAGATCGCGCGAGGCCAGCTTTCCGCGCTCTGCCGCGCCGTGGGCGTCCTGACGCCGAAAGATTCCTGCGAGCTGCACAACCTGCCGCTCGTGATTGACGTCCGGTGCAAGAAGCGGCAGGACACCGACGAAATGGCGAACGAGATCAAGGGCTTCCTAAAGAAGGAAGCGCCCGCGCCCGCTCCGGCCCGGCCCGCCTCGTCCTCCACCCCGCCTTGGGCGAGACGGTGACGATGCAGGTTCTGATTCCCATCCGAACCTGGTCGGAGCCGAACCTGCGCGGCCACTGGGCAAAGCGCGCGCGCAGGGCGCGGGGGCAGCGAGAGGCCGCCCGGATTCTCGTCCGGGCGGCCCTCGCCGCGTCGGCCGGGAAACCGCCCCTGGAGGGAAACCTTCGACTGGCCATACGACTTACGCGCGTGGCAATGCGTCAGATGGATTCCGACAACCTCGCAGCGGGACTGAAGGCCGTCCGGGACGGAGTGTCGGATGCCCTTCAAATGAACGACGGCGACCGACGGCTTGACTGGCAATACGCCCAGCAGAAGGGCAAACGCGGCGAGTACGCCGTGCTTGTAACGATCCAAGAGGAAAGCGCATGCCCGATCCCTTGAGGCTTGGCAGCTTGTTTCGCGGCATCGGCGGCATCGACAAGGGATTCGAGGACGCCGGGATCGAACCGCACTGGTCGGTGGAGATCGACCCGTCGTGCAACGCCGTCGCGCGCCGGCACTGGCCGCAGGTGCCCGTCGTGAAGGACGTCCGCGAAGCGGGGAAGCGCAACCTCGCGCCGGTAGACGTCATCGCCTTCGGATCTCCCTGCCAGGACTTGTCGCTGGCCGGGAAGCGTAAAGGACTGGAAGGAGAGCGCAGTGGACTGTTCTTCGAGGCAGGCCGGGTTATTCGAGAGCTGCGCCCGCAGCTCGCCGTCTGGGAGAACGTCCCCGGCGCGTTCAGCAGCTATACGCCAGCAGAGCAGCCGCCGGGCGAAATGGCGGCTGGAAGCGAATGGGAGGTGGAAGAGGAGAGCGATTTTGCGGCCGTCCTCGCTGAGATGGAGAAGTGCGGGGCGCTGGACGTCGGATGGAGAGTTCTGGACTCGCAGTGGTTCGGAGTGGCCCAGAGACGGCGCCGCATCATCCTTGTCGCGGATTTTGCAGCGAGACGCGCCGAAAAAATACTGGCTCTCTCCGAAAGCCTGCGCGGGCATCCTGCGCCGCGCCGAGAGCCGGGGCAAGCGGTTGCCGGCCCCCTTGAGAGCCGCCCTGGAGGCGGTGGCTTCCCAGGGACGGACGCCGCCGCCAGCGGGTTCCTCGTGTCTGACGTCGGCCCGACGCTCAAGGGCGGAAACGGCCCGAGCGGCCGCTGCGAACTCTCCGACGGAAACGGCGACGGCCTGATCGTTCAAGGTGTGCGCGAACCGGCAGAACGCGCCCGCCATGATGCCGTAGCCATGGCGGTCAGGATCGCCCAGACCGGCGCGAACGGCCACGGCGTCTCGGAAGACGTAAGCCATACGCTTGATGCGGCCAACGGGCAGGCAGTCGCATTTCAGCCGCGCTTCGCGCGCAACGGTCGCGGCGCACCCTCGGACGTCGCATATCCGCTGACCGCAGAAGCGGGAACGACGGGCAAAGGTGACAGTGGCAATGCCGTGCTCGTCCTGGCATGGGGTGTTCGGAGATTAACGCCGACGGAATGCGAGCGGCTGCAGGGATTTCCGGACGGATGGACGGCCTGGGGAATCAACGAGGCAGGCGAGCGAATCGAGATATCCGACTCGGCGCGGTACCGGATGCTTGGAAACGCTGTGACGCGGACGGTTGCATCGTGGCTCGGAAAGCGCATTGTCGCAGTCCTGCGGGAGACACGCTGAATGCAGCTGCGCCCGTACCAGCAAGAAGCAATCGACGCGGTCTACCGCTACCTGCGGGAGCACGACGACAACCCGGTCATCGTGATCCCGACCGCAGGCGGTAAGACCCCGGTCATGGCGACCATCTGCAAAGACACGGTCGGCACGTGGCAAGGGCGAGTCATCATCCTGGCGCACGTCAAGGAACTGCTCGAACAGGCCTTCGACAAGCTCGACCGGATCGCACCGGAGCTCCGCGTGGGCGTGTACTCCGCCGGATTCGGGCGGCGCGACACGAACCATCCTGTCATCCTCGCCGGAATCCAGAGCGTCTACAAGCGCGCCTGTGACCTGGGGCCGTTTGATCTCGTGCTCGTGGACGAGGCGCACTGCATCGCCCCGGAAGGCGACGGGATGTACCGGCAGTTCCTGGCGGAGATGAAGGTCGTCAACCCTCGCGTCCGAGTCATTGGCCTCACGGCCACGCCATTCCGGATGAAGTCGGGGATGATCTGCGCGCCGGAAAACTTCCTCAACGCGATCTGTTACGAAATCGGCGTCCGGCAGCTCATCGTGGACGGCTATCTCTGCAAGCTGGTCACCAAGGCTGGCTGCCAGAAACCGGACACGTCGACTCTCCACGTCCGCGCCGGAGAATTCATCGCCAACGAGACGGAAACCCTCATGAACCAGGACCCGCTGGTGGACTCTGCCTGCGCGGAGATCGCCGAGTATGCCAAAGACCGGAAGTCCTGCCTCATCTTCTCCAGCGGCGTGAAGCACGGCGAGCACCTGGCCGAAGTCCTGCGGCGGCGCGCCGGGTCCGAGGTCGGGACCGTCTTCGGAAACACGCTCGCGTTCGAGCGCGCGAGAACGCTCGATGATTTCCGCAAGGGAAAGCTCAAGTATCTGGTCAACGTCAACGTCCTCACGACGGGGTTCGACGCGCCCAATATCGACTGTCTGGCGCTGGTGCGCCCGACGATGTCGCCGGGCCTCTACTACCAGATGTGCGGGCGCGGGTTCCGCATCCATCCGGGAAAGCAGGATTGCCTCGTTTTGGACTTCGGCGGAAATGTTCTCCGACATGGCCCTGTGGATCAGATCAAGGCTCAGAGTGTTCATGCCGGCAATGGCATGGCGCCCGCGAAGGAATGCCCACAGTGCCACAGCGTCATCGCCGCCGGATATGCGACCTGCCCGGACTGCGGATATGCATTCCCGCCTCCGGAGCGGCAGAAGCACGATGGCGAGGCCTCTACCGCGGGCATCCTCTCCGGGCAGGTCACGAAGAACGAATACCTCGTCAAGGACGTGCTCTACAGCGTCCACACCAAGCGCGGCGCGCCGCCGGAGCATCCGAAAACGCTGCGGGTCGACTACGAGATCGGCTTCAACTGGTTCATTTCCGAATGGGTCTGCCCCGAACACAGCGGCTACGCCCGCTGGAAGTTTGAGAAATGGTGGAAATCGCGCTCGCTCATTCCTCCGCCCAAGACTGCCGAGGAAGCCGCCGCCCTCGCGCAGGACGGGGCGCTCGCCCCGGTGGCCGGTATCATCTGCCGCCACGTCGCCGGGGAGCAGCACGAGCAGGTCGTGGGGCATGTCCTGGGCACGAAGCCTCGCATGCCCGGAATGGACGACGAGCCGGTCATGGCGCCGGCGCCTGCCGCTGCCGCAATGGGGCTGTCGGACGAGGAGATTCCATTCTGATGCGGAAGGAGGTGATACGGGAACATGCCGTGAAACGGAAACGAAGGGAGGGACTGATGGGCTGTCTGTCGGAATCGGAGTTCAGGACGCTCGACCGGAAACTGGACCGCCTTCTCCAAATGGTGGAGGCCGTCCTCGGAAAGGAGTTTTCCCGCATGTCTCAGGCATTGGACGATCTCGCCACGCAGGTTGCCGCGAACACCTCCGTCGAGGAATCGGCGGTGACGCTCATCAACGGCCTCGCCGCCCAGCTCGCGGCTGCGGGCACGGACCCGGCGAAGCTGCAGTCGTTGCAGGCCAGTCTCAAGGCGTCGGCGGATGACCTGGCGGCTGCGGTCGCCGCGAACACCGTGGCCGACCCGAACACTCCTC